GCAATTTTAAAAGTTTTAAATCCTTTTTTATTTTTTCCATATTCAAGTGCATATTCTTCATTAACAATTTTTTCATATATATTTAGTAACAAAATATTGTAATTTGCATAACCTTTAAATTCTACTGTTTCATCTGTTTCTAAACTTCTTAAAAACTCATTAACAACATGTATTTGAAATCCTTCTCTTACTAATTGATTCATAAATATTAATCTTCCTTGATTTTTTCCATTTAATATTTCAAACCAAGTTGTTACCATAGGGTCTCCTTTTTTAGATTGTCCTAATTCTAATTTTGTAATTTTAACTTCATATGTTCCTTCTTCAACTTCGTCATATTCTCCAAATTCTCTTGTTGATGCATCTTGTACATCTTTCTCTAATCCTTCTATATCTACTTTACTATCAAATTCTTCCCAATTAATTGCCATTATTTTTTACCTCCATTTATAAATTCTTTTTTAAATTCTTCCACATTTAGTGGTATTCTAGTTTGTTGTAAACCTATTCTGTTTCCACCAAACACATAATCGTTATATGTAAAATCTAAATATCTTTTATTATCATTATCTAGAATTACTCTTGCTGTAATATCTACCATTCCAGCTAGTTTTTTTGCTATTTTTTCTTGTAGGTTTACAGTGTAACTTGTAATACTTGTACCATTTTTAAAATTTACTTCTTCTACTTTGTCATGACTTAGTAAAACAATGTTATAATCACTGTTAATAATTCTTTTTATTATTGTTAAAAATTCTGTTTTAATCATGTCATAACCTTTTCCATATCCCGCATCTGATTCATGTTCTATTTCTAGTTTGTTATACATATAAACTCTACATGCTTCATATACATCTTCTATTAAATCTATAACTATTGTTTTGTAAGAGTGATTTCCTGCTATTATTTCATCTACTGCTTCTTTAAAAACTTCCCAAGCAAATTTTACTTTTTTTATTCTTCCCTCCATACTTACTTCATCTCTTATTGCTATATATGGAGCATCTACATATTGTATATTTCCATCTGTATTTAATATCAATGGTTCTGGAAATCCGTTAGCAAAAGTTGTTTTTCCACTCATAGGACTTCCATATAAATATAATTTTACTTTTTTAGATGCCTGAACATCTCTTTTTTTATTTTCTGGTAACATCTTATTTCCTCCTTATTTATTTGAAATCATATAATCTATTGTTTCATTTGATTGGCAATATTCTTTATAATCACACCAATCACATAATTTTGTTTCATTTTTGTTAAAAGTAATATCTTGTTCTAATACTTTTATTTCTTCAAAAAAGTCTTTTACTTTAGATTCGTCATATTCAACTTTTTTTAATTGCAACTTTTTTGTTTTTAATGTGTCTTGTAAACGTTTTCTAAATTGATATGTATCTTCTGTTTTTTTCATTCTTATTGAAACTTTAGGAATGAACAGATATCCTAAATTTCTAACTTTAAAGCCTTTTTTCTCTAAATAATATTTATATAGATGTATTTGTTTTGATTGAATATAATTATCTATGTTGTTAGAATATTTGAAATCTATAACATCAACAGTTCCGTCTTGATTTTTTATCATTAAATCTATGAATCCTATGTATTCTGAATTTTTAAGTTCATATTCATAAGTAAAATTGTCTCCGTAGATTTTTTAGTTGCTCTCTTACTATTGGTATCCAATATTCTAATTTCATTATTTCTTCAATGTGTTTATCTGTTATTTTAGGAAATTGTTGTTTGTAATACATGATTGCTACATCTAATCCTTGTTCAATTCCTAAGTGTACTGTTGTTCCAACTATTAATGCATTATCTGCTTCAAAGTCATCATAAACTTTTAACTTGTCTACATATCTGTATTTATATTGTCTAGGGCAATTATTATAAGTTGAAACTTTTGAATAACTGTACATTATTTTTTACCTCCAGTATTTTTTTCTTAAATTCTTTAAATTGGTTTGGTCTTAATACAATAGCTTGTCCTCCTGATTTTTTTATTTCTTCTATGTTCCATAGCTGTAATGCAGTTGGTTTTCCTGCATCTGTTTTCAATTCTATTGCTATGAATAATCCATTTAAACAAATTATGATGTCCGGTATACCTGCACGTTGAAATCCGACCTCCCCATATTTTTATGTAATAAATATTATTTTGTTTTAAAAATGGAATGACATATTTGTTCTGAAAATCTTTTTCTAACATTAGTCCTCCAATTCATCAATACTAAGTTGTTTATTAATTTTTTCAACAAATACTTCGTTAGTTTCTTCATTAATTTTTAACTCATAGTCATATCCGACACTACCTTTATTTGTATTTTTAGTTTCTTTTATTTTTTCGCTTATTGAATAATCAATTCTAGGTTCTTCCCATTCGATGTATTCGCCTTCCTCTGTTGTATCTCCGAAGTGAGAACTATCTAAATTTATCTTCAAATTAATTTCTGCTTCTCTTTTTCCTGTAACAACGATATTCATAAGTCTATTCAATATAATTTCCAGTTGATCCCTCATAGGTTTTAATAATTCACTATCTAAATCTAATTTTTGCATTTTATAATTCCTCCTTTTTAAATAATTCATCTGTATAGTCTTTTCTTTGTTTCAATGTTTCAAGTATTTTTTCTTCAATTGAATTTTCAGTAATTAAGTAATAATACATACAATTATTTTTTTGCCCTATACGATGAATACGTTTCTTCGATTGTTCAAATAATTCTGAACTTAGAGGCAAACTAAAATAAATTATTTTATTTGCCTTTTGTAAGTTTAGTCCGGTTGCTCCTGCTTGATATTGTACAAATGTTACACTGTTATTGTATTTTTCATAATGCGTTAAGTCTTTCATATCTCCACAAACTATGCTTATATTCTTTTCTGTACATAATCTAGTAATCAATTTTCTTTCTTCATTAAAATTGTAAAAAATTATAAGTCTGTCATCTGTAGATTCTATTATGTCTTTAAGTGCTTGTAATTTATTTTTATTGTATTGTGCTGCTAATTGTCTTAAATATAAGAGCCTTGTAAGTGATGTGTCTCCAATTAGTTGTTTATCATCTAAAGTAATAAGTCTATCTGTCTTAAATCTCTTATATTCTTTTGTGTTTTCAACTTTTACTACATTATCGATTTGTTCTGGAAGTTCTATTGCTTCCTCTGTTTTCATGAATACTGCACCGTATTGAGCTAACCTTTGTTTTAAATGTTCAGTATTTTTATAACCTGTTACTTTAGGCATTTTATAACCATTTATTGGTATTAATATGTAATTTATATACATATTCCAAAATGTCTCTTTAGTAATTTTCCATCCTAACAATTTGCATTGTGTTAATAATTCTTCATATTTTCCTCCAGTTGGAGTTCCACTACATAAAATTAAATTTTTGAAATTTAAATTCATAATAAATTTTGTTCTTGATGCTTTTGAATTTTTTATGAACTGAGATTCATCTAAAATCAATGTGTAATTATTTAATCCTAGAAATTCTGATCTCCTCCATATTAAATCATAGTTTATTATCACTACTGTTTTATTTAATAATTGGTCTGGTAGATTATAAGTAAATACCTGGTATTCTGAATAATACTTTTTTATATGCATTTCCCATATTGAAACAACAGATTTTGGACAAACAATAACTACTAAATTATCATTAAGTTCTTTCATTTTTTCTGATGCAACAAATGTCTTTCCTAATCCCATATCCAGATACAAAGCGCATCTAGTTTTTTCTTTTATCTGATTCAACACTTGCTTTTGATGTGGATATAAGTCCATTTTTTTCCTCCTTCAACTGGTTTATTTTTCGCCTTAATTCATCTGCAAACCTATAATCACTGCTATCCCAACAATCTTGCATTTGTAGCATAAAATATCTTCGCTCTAATTCTTCTAGTGTTTCTGGCATTGTCATTTCTCCTTTGACATATTTGTTTTTTCGTGTTATACTAAAACAAATATGAATTATTTTTTATGTTCTTATTTTTGAGTTAGTTTGTTGATTGGTAGTCGGAAACTAGCTCTTTTACTTTGTCTAATCTAACTTTTGGATTATTGTAATTATTGCTTTCTACTAGAATAATAATTTCATTTATTAAGTTCTTATCTTTCTTGTGTGTTTTTTCTTGACAATGTATAAAATAATCTCTTTCTGCTTTTTCATTTTCCAATGTTCTTACTGCTCTTGCTAATTCTAAACATCTTGATTCTAATTCTCTTTTTTTAGGCATCCTTATTCCTCCTTTCTATAAACCTAATATATTACAAGCTAGTCCATATAATAGACAGCCTAATATTGGTAATGTTATACATGATGTTCCTTTTAAAATTTCTTTTATCTTTTTCATTTGTAACTCCTTTCTAAACTACTTTGTTTAGTTCTAAATTGATTTTTCTCTTTTGAAAGTCTACGTTTATTGTTTTACTTCTTGTTTTTCTTTTTATAGGTTTAATTTCTAATGTTTCTTGTGATTCTAATGTCTTTATTTCTACAAATTCTTTTATGTCTTTTGGGGCAAATCTATAATCTTTCGCTCCAATTTTGAAACACTTTAAACCTTCATTTATAAACTTTATTATTGTTCTTGTGTCTTTTACTTTGAAGTATTGCTTTACTTCTTCCATTGTTAATAATGTTTCTTCCATATTTGCCCTCCTTTTTATCAGTTTTACTGAACTTTAAAATTAAAAAAATTTTTTGGAGATTTTCCTAATATTTTAGATATATTATTTATATTCGATATTTTAGGTTCTGAAATTCCATTCTCAATATTATAGTATGTAACTTTGCTTTTAAATCCTAATAATCTAGCCATGTCTATAATGGATAAACCTTTGTTTTTTCTCTCCCTTTTCAATTCTTCTGTATATACATACTGACTATATTTATTCATTCTACACCTCCCTGGTTTTGTTTTACTGTACTTATTATATCAGAGCAACTGAACTTGTCAATAGTTTTTCGAAAAAAGTTTTTTATAACTGAACTATCGTTAGAAGCTGTAAGAAAAAAAATTTTTATTGTTTACTTTTTCTGAACTATATGTTAGAATATTATTAGGAGTGATTTTAAATGAATGAAGAAAAACCTATTATTGCTGAACGTATAAAAATTCTAAGAAAAGAAAAAGGATACACACAGGAACAGCTTGCTGATAAATTAGGATTAAACGCAAAATCAAGTATTGCTAACTATGAAAGTGGGGCAAATGCACCTAGCGATGAGATAAAATCTAAAATGTGTGAATTGTTTGGATGTTCTATGGATTATCTAGTAGGAAAAAGTGAATTTAAAACAATTGAAGAAGATTTTGATAATTATTCTATTACTCAAAATAAACTTATTATATTGAAAACTATTGAAAGATATCATTCGGAATACGTTATCACATATTCTTTAAAAGAAGAGGATGTAGATTTTATAGTTGATGTATTGTGCAATATTAATCAAAATAACATAAAAGAAAAAAAAGAAAAAATAGATAAATATGTTAATTCTTTTGATAAAGATGATAGAAAAGGAATTAGAGAATTTATAAATATAATTATTAAAGAGTTAATAGAAGATTTAAAAGTTAAAAGTGTATTTCATTATTTTTATTCTTTAATAGATAACAAGAAAGAGAATATAAATAATATTTTACCAAACAAATTTTATATGACGCCAGTATATGGACGTATATCTGCAGGACAACCTAATTGGGCTGAGGAATGTATTGAAGGTCGTATTCCTATTGACCCTGAAATGATGAATATTACTAATCCAGAAGAATGTTTTTTCTTAAAAGTAAATGGTGAAAGTATGAATAAGGAAATTAAAAATGGCGCTTATGCCTTAATTAGAAAAACTGATTTTGTAGAAAATGGTGATATAGCCGTTGTTTTAGTTAATGGATTTGATGCTACACTAAAGAAATTCTCAAAGCAAGGAGATTTGATTATATTAGAACCATTAAGCAATGACCCTTCATTTAATACACAAGTATATAATAAAGATACTGAGATAAAAGTTATAGGGAAATATATTGGTAAAATGGAGATGAAATAATGGCAGGAACAATAAGAAAAAGAGGTAAAAATAGTTATTATCTTGAATATATGTGCGAAGGAGAAAGATATTCTCAAACAATTAAAGCTGATTCTAAAACTGAAGCTAATAAAAAACTAGCTCAATTCATATCCGAAGTCGAAAAAGGGACTTATCTTTCTTCAAATTTATCTTTTACTGAATTAGCTCAAATGTTTTTAGATAAATACGCAAAGAATAATTTGTCAGATACAACTGTAATCAACTATAAATATCAACTTAATAAACATATCCTTCCTGAGATAGGACATTATAAAATAAATACTCTAAAAAAACTTCATATTCAAGATTTAGCTAATAAAGAATGTGAAGAATATAATTTAGCATCTAAAACCATAAAAAACGATATAAAGCTAATTTCAGCAATTTTAGAAAAAGGTATTGAGTGGGAATTATTACAATCTAATGTTGCTCATAAAGTTGCTATTCCTAATAATAAGAATAAGCCCAAAAAAGAACAAGAAATTTATAATAATGAAGAAATAAAGTTATTATTTGATGTTTTAGATAAAACAGAAGACCCATTTAAAACTATGGTGTACGTGTCTTTTTATACTGGTGCTCGACGTGGCGAAGTATTAGCTTTACGTTGGAAAGATATAGATTTTAATAACAATATTATTCATATACAACAAAATAAAGTTAGAACTGTCAACGGAACAACATTTAAAGAGACTAAAAATAAACGTACAAGAGAATTTGTTGCTCCAGAAATATTGATGAAGAAATTAAAAGAATTTTACAGCAATCAAGATAAAGATGATTTATTATTTAATATATACCCATCAACTTACAGCAGACAATGGACTAGCTTTGTAAAGAAAAACAATTTAAAATATATTACTTTACATGATTTAAGACATACAAATGGAAGTCTATTAGCATCTAAAGGAGTAGATATAGTAACAATAGCTAAAAGACTTGGTCATCTTCCTGCAACTGCTTCTGCTTATTATTTACATGCAATATCTGAAGAAGATAAAAAAGCCAGTCAAAAACTTGACGATTTATTTTAATTTTTTTTACCCTTAATTACGTCAAAATTACGTCAAAACGCAAAAATAGGATACAGTGTAAACGCTGTATCCCTTTATTTTCAATGGAGCGGGTAGAGGGAATCGAACCCTCGCTACCAGGTCGGAAGCATGGCATTCTACCACTAAATTATACCCGCAAATTACTTATATATTTTAACATGTTTTATGATGTTTTTTCAAGGTAAAATAT